TGCGGGAACTGTCCTCACGCTTCTCGGGAGCGAAATTCGGCAGGAGATTCTCCATCGCCCATTTACGCCCGGACTGGAACTGCTGCAAAAGTTCCGGTGTCAGCCCCAGATCCTCTGCGGTCAGCTTGTTCTTTTTCCGAAGATACTCCATCAGCCCGACTTGCCCGGATTTCTTGAATACCTGCAGTTCCTCCTTCTGGGAGCGGAGGACTTCCAGAGCGGCGTTGCGTTTGGCATCGAGCTTCTGCTTCTCCGCCCAGCGTGTCGCTTCGACCTCGTCCAGTCCCTTCTGTACCCACGCATCCTTCTCGCGTTCAATCTCAGCAAGGCGGTTCTCAAGTTCCGTTTTCCAAATGGAGCGGATACTCCCCGCTACATCCTTCTCCCACTGCTCCATGACACGCGCTTTGCTCTCACTGAGCCACGCCTGCGTCTGCACCTCGTCCAAGCCCTTCTGCCGGAAGGCATCGGCTTCGCGGGCGATGGAGTCCAGCTTGTTCTGCAGGTCGGTCTTATAGAGCGCATTCGCCTTGTCCACAACGTCCCGCTGAAAGTCGGCGTAGATTTTCGCTTCCTTCGCCAGACGGTATTCGTCGATGAGATGCGGGTCTGCACCCTTCTGGAAGAAATCGAAGGCCTCACGATCCAGTGCATGAAGGCTGTTCTGGATGTCTGTGTGCGTCAGTGTATATAAGCTGTCCGTCAGTTGTGTGGTCGCCTTTGCAGACTCACTGACCGTCTTTGCGGCATCTTTCTCTGCCGCCGCACGGATTGCCGCAGCTTTGGCATTCTGCTCCTGCGCCTTGGCATTCTTCTCCGCCTCGGCACGCGCCTTCTCCTCTGCCGCCGCTTTCTCTTTGGCAAGTTTCTGCTGTTCTTGGTACTGCTTGTATTCATCACCATAGAGTGCGTCTAGAACGGTGCCGCCGAGGAACGGAACAGCAATCAGCGGAGATGCCACAGGATGATTCTTCATGAGCCACGCATTCGCTTCTGCGTGTTCATTGACCTTGTGAATCTGTTCTCCGACAAAGCCCGCAAGCTCCGCAACGGTCTTGAGTGCTTCGCCCCATCCTAGAACGGCGTCCTTGATCTCATCCTTGTTGTCCCGAATCATTTCAACCAGAGATTCAAACCCATCATTGATCTCCGGCATGAGTTCCTCGGCGACAGGAAGGAGAGCTGCACCAAGCGCGAGTTTCAGCTGCCCCGCTTCCATCTCCATCGCACGCCACTTGAGATAGGTCTCATGCGCCTGCTCCGGGTCAAGCAGTCCCGTGGTCTTGACGCGAGATGAAATCGTCATCAGATCGTCATACTGTTCAAGAATAGGGATGAGTGCCGCCCCGCGTGCTCCGAGGACTTCTGCGGTATATGCTTCCTCCATGCCTGCTTCGCTTGCGGTCTTGTATCCCTTGGCAAGCTGTGCCAGCTGCTCGTTCAGCGGCAGGAGATTCCCTTGCTGGTCTTTGAGCGCAATGCCAAAGCGCGAAAGTGCGCGGACGGTATCGTTGCCGCTCTCTCCCGCAACGGACACCTGCTTGTCGAGACGTGCAATGAGCGGAATGACGCTCTTGATGTCCGTATCCGCAAGCTGAAACATACGCCCCAGTTCAGCGGCTTCCCCCGCAGAGACGTGAAGTCGTTGCGTCAGCTTATAGACGTTCTCACCCGCAAGCATCGCGTCCTTGGTGATGTTGAACAGCCCTGCGCCGGTTGCCGCGACTGCCATAACGGCAGCCATCTTCGCGGAGAGGATATTGAATCCGCTCGTGAGATTCTTGACACCTGCCTGTGCTGCCGTCATCCCTGCGGAGATGCGCCCGCCAAGTGTGCCGGAGAGAACCGCACTTTCTTTTAGGCGGTTATTCAGTTTTCGCACCTCGGCTTCGGTCTGCGCGACGGTTCGTTGCTGACGCAGGAGATTGCTCTCTGCTCTACGGTAAGATGCGCTGTCCACGCCATCGTTTTTCTTTGCGGATTGGAGGACAGCGGCAAGAATCTGTTCTTTCTGCCGCTGAATATCCAACTCGCGGTTGATCGCCTGATGGCGTACCCTGATCTTGTCGAGTTCCGTCCCCACACCGTCGAGTTTCGCGAGGTCAGCATCCAGTTTCAGATGGATATTATTCGCCTTACTGTTGAGTCGCGCAATGGAATCCGAGACGGTCTTGCCCGCTGTGTCAAAGTCCAGCTGCAGCTGTGCGATGTTGAGACCGATGTCGAGATAGAGTTCATCAATCTTTTGTCCGCGCTTTGCCACCCTATCCCCTCCCTACATCACGTCGTCAATATATCGCTCGGATTGCTGCTGTTCGCACAGTGCCGTCACGACAAGCTGATCAAGCAAAAACGTAATCTCATGTGAATCAACCTCGCGCATCGTCCATCCATATGCGGACTGCAGCCGCTCGTAATAGCGCAGTAAATTCTGGTACGGAGAAAGAACTACGCCTCTTTCTCCGTCTCCCCGTTTGGGAGGTTCACCAGTTTGGAAAACGTCAATGACTGAACCCATCGAAAGAGTGCGCGTGTCAGTGGAACAATGTCCGCAACGTCTACATTCTCCTCCACGGATTCCTTCGTCACTTCCTCGCGTCCGAAGCCGAGAACGATCAGACGGACGTGTGCATCCAAGAATTCCTCAAGATTCATGTCCTGCTTGTCGGCATCAAAAAAAGCAAGGAACTCGCGCCAAACCTTCATCTTCGGAGAGTTCGGCGTGATCTCCCTGCCCGCAATATGCAGGATTGGTGTTTCCATCGTGTCCTCCCTCATACCTGTTCGTACCACTTCGAGCCTGTCTCTGAGGCAAAGCCCGCCGCCTCCTCATCTGCCTTGGCGTAGGACAGCCCGTCCGAGAGTCGGTAGATTGCCTTTGCCGTAAGCGTCGGCGTATCAAACTGGATGCTCTCCTGCTTCGAGTTGCCGGACTCCGAGGGTTCCGTGAATTGGACTTTGTAGAACTTGGTGAACCGCTTCTTCCCGTTGCGCTTGTCCGACTGGAAGAGGACAGCGAAGTACGGCGCAACGTCATCCTTACCCGCCTTCATCACACCGTTCTCGATACTGTGTCCCAGAAGGTAAGCCGTGTATTCCAAAGGAAGCGCGGCAGTATCGAAGGTCAAATCGTAGGATGCGGTATTCGATGCCGTATCTACGGACTGCCCGTCGGCAAAAAGCTCTGCCTGATTCGTCTGCGGCTTGATGTCCACCTTGCGCAAGAGCTTCCCAAGCGGAATCGGAGCTTCGTAGGTCGCTGCTCCTCCTGGCACATCGGTGAGCATCTTGGCGATATGAAGTTTCTGGATGTTGATAAACTGCCCGCTCGTAAGATTCCCTGCGGGCTTTCCTGTTGGTGTTGGACTTGGCATTTTATTCTCCCTCCATTGCTGTTCTGTAATCTGTGATTTCAACGAAAATATCTTTCTCTGTCAGTTCCTGCGTCTGTGCACGGACAAAGCCGAGCGGCAGGAGCGCATTCTGCACGGCTCGATGGATCTCCCGAAACCGTCCGTCCTTCGTCAGAATGTGGCTGCGCACCGTTACACACCGTTCCAGTTCCGCGCCGTCTGCCGAGAGTGCGGGAACATCCGAGATCACCGAATAGACGATGATAGGATATGTCCCTGCATCGGGACTACGCCCGTGGTAGATGCCCTTCTTCCCGTGAGCGAGAAGCTGCGTCAGCTCCCGTGAGCGCACAAGTGCCTGATACACCATCTTGGCAACACTCATTTCCCTCGCCTCCGAATCGTCGTACGCACGGCATCGACGATGGCAGAACGAATGCCGTCCTTCTTGGCATCGAGCGCGGGATAGAGAAACGGACGATTGATGCGCGGGCTGAACTCAACGAGCACGCCGTAGAATACGCCATCCTGCGATTCTGCATCCGCCGCAATCCTCCAAACAGAGCCGTCTTTTCTGCGCAGTCGCTTGTGGATGGAGTCACGGAGTGCGCCCTTGATGACACGCTTATCTGTTCCCGTATAGACGGGACAGCGGTTCTTTGCCTCTGCGACCACATCGTCCGCACCGTGTGCGAGGGCTTCCTTTGCCGCAGCCGTCGCCTCCGCGCCAAGCTCTGACAATATTTTCTCAGCAGAAACGAAACCTCGGTATCTAGCCATCTTCCACCAACTCCCTGCATTCTATGACAAGCCATCGTTTCTTCCCGCCGAGCGGATAGGGGGGCGCAGTTGGCGTAAGTGTTTTGTCTCCCCAACGGATATGATCCGTCACACGCACATCCATACGGTAACGGATCACAATGCGGTAATCCACCTCCTGCACCTTCTCCGCATAGCCGTCGGAGATTTTCGCGGAAAACGGCAAAACGAGCGCCCACGCTTTACCGACTTCCTGCACAGACGATGAGAGGATATTCCCCTCATCATCGATATCCGTCACAGGTCGCAGGATAGAAATTCGATGGTGAAGTTCGCTCATGGACACTCTCACCTAAAAGACCTCCTTCCGTACACCGAAAAGCAAGGAGCGAAGAGTCAGCGCAAGCCCTCGATGGTCCGCTTCCTCTCTGTGTTCATAGAGATAGGACACGGCGTAGAGGATTGCAACGCGCACAATGGCCTGATCTTCAACCTTGGACAGCTTCTTCACACGCAGTAATGCAGTACAAATCTGTTCTGCCGTTTCCGCGAAGTGTGTGAGGAGATCGTCCTCCTCATCCCCGTCAATCCGCAGATACTGCTTGACTACTGCAAGCGGCACAAGCATAGAACCACCTCCCCTCTTTGCCGCAAACATACATCAGCCCTTCATCTTGAGTGTCTGCACGGCTTCCTCAAGAACGAGCTTCCCGTCCACACGCTCCTTCATGACGTAGCCGACCATGCCGTTGCCCGCAAACAGTTCCTTGAGTTCCTGCAGCGCACGGGTGCCGCGATCCCCGATGTTGTAGTAGGAGTAGTCGCCGAACGCAATGACGGTCTTGCCCGCTGCGACAGCCGGCATATATGCCGAGGAGTACACAGGGTAGCCGAGCAGACGGTCGGGTTCGCCCATCTGGTACGACGGCTGCCAGAAATACGCGCCGTTCGCGTCCTTGAGTTTGCGGATGCTTGCAAGCGTCTGGTCATTGACGATGAACGCCGCATTCTTGCGGTAGGGACGCTTGAGGCTGTAGACGAGCGTCA